CTAAGCAAGTAATTGCTGAGAACACAGATTTCTCTGACAGATTTAAGAAATTAGCAGGTATTATTAAATAAAAATATTAAAAAAACAAACAATGGACATTAAAAAATTAATGACTGGCGCTAACCCTCAAAGCGTAATGCTTGAACAAACTAGAGGTTTGAAAAGCAAATGGGAAAAAACAGGATTACTTGAAGGAGTAGGTTCTGAAACAACTAAGCATGGTATGGCAGTAATGTTAGAAAACCAAGCAAAACAATTATTAGATGAGGCTACAAGAACAGGTACATCTTCAGGTTCTGAAGAGTGGGCAGGTGTTGCGTTACCTTTAGTAAGAAGAATCTTCGGTTCTATCGCAGCTAAAGAATTCGTTTCAGTTCAACCAATGAACTTACCTTCAGGTCTTATTTTCTATATGGATTTCAAATATGGTACTAACACAACTTTAGGTAGACCAGCTGTAAGTGAATCATTATTCGGTAATGGTGGTACTTTCGGTAAAGATTCTCAATCTCCTTCTGGAAACAAATTGGGTTCTACACAAGCTGCTGAAGGTGGTTTGTATGGTGCTGGAAGATTTGGATACACAATCAACGATACTACTGCTGCAGTTACTGCAACTGTAACTTCTGGTTCTGCATCTGATTTCTTAGGTAATGAGACTTTATCTGCATCTTTCGCAGCAACTCCAAATGGTTGGAGAAAAGTAAAAGTAGGTTTACCTTCTACTGCTGATTGGCAAGGTGTAAGAGCTTTCAAAGTATCTGGTTCAACTTCTGTGACTTCATTCCCAGAATTAACTACAATTGATACTTTAGGTTCTGCTTCTTTCTATGTATCTTCTTCAGCTACATTAGCTGCAACTGATTTAGTTACTCAAACTTTAACTTTCCACGCACAACCAACTGATATCTCAAGAGGTGACTTTGAAGATAGAAATGGTAGTGATATCAATATCCCAGAAATCGAATTAGAATTGAAATCTGAGCCTATCGTTGCTAAGACAAGAAAATTAAAAGCAATTTGGACTCCAGAATTAGCTCAAGATTTAAACGCTTACCATAGTGTAGACGCTGAAGCTGAGTTAACTCAAATGTTGTCTGAATACATCGCTTTAGAAATTGACTTAGAAATCTTAGAGATGTTACAACAAAACGCTTTCACTACTGACTATTGGTCTGCAAGAGTTGGATATGATTACAATTCTGCAACTGGTAACTTCTCAGTTGATTCTACTGCAGCAGCTGCTTCTGCTTACACAAAGAGCACTTGGTACCAAACTTTAGGTATTAAATTACAAAAAGTTTCTAACAAGATTCACCAATTAACAATGAGAGGTGGTGCAAACTTTATGGTTGTATCTCCAAACGTTGCTACAATTTTAGAATCAATGAATGGTTTCTCTGCTAACCCAGGTAAAGATGCTTTATCTTTCGCAGCAGGTGTTACTAACATCGGTTCTATCTCTAACAGATATGACGTTTACAAAAACCCATACATGACAGAGAACGTTATCTTAATGGGCTTCAAAGGTTCTAACTTCTTCGAAACAGGAGCAGTTTACGCACCATATGTACCATTGATTATGACTCCATTAGTTTATGACCCAACTAACTTCACTCCAAGAAGAGGTGTTATGACTAGATACGCTAAGAAAATCGTAAGACCAGAATTCTACGGTAAGATTGTCGTTGATGGTTTGAACACTTTATAATCTTTGAGTAGATTAGATAAGTAATAAACTTACAATAAAAAGAAAGAGGGGACAGAAATGTCTCCTCTTTTTTTATTCTTATATTTATAGTAGTAAAACTATAACCTTTTATATATGTCTGTAAACACTTATTGGTCAGGTGCAACATCTGGCTCATTCATCTCAGGTTCATCTACTCCATTTGGTATATATGATTCGGATAGTGAATTTAGAGTTGATGCACCCAAAACCGCAACATGGGTAGCAAAACGATTGGGATATCCAATTATTAATATTGAATTAGATAATGAACAAATATTTACTTGTTTTGAAGAATCTACTTCGGAATATTCTGCACAAGTAAATCAATTCAATCTTAGAAACAACTTAGATATTTTAAGAGGGCAGCCAAAAGGTAGAGTTGCAAACTATTCTCAAACTCTTGTAGATGGTTCATACTTACCAACTACGGTTCGTATGGCACAACAATATGGAACATTGGCGGGTGTAGGAGGTTCAACTCCAATTAAAAGAGCATATGTAAATTTAACAGCGTCTGTTTCTACTTATGACTTAATGACTCAAGGAGTAGATAGTGAGTCGGGTAAAAAATTTAATGAAATATTTAGTGGGTCATCTACGGTTGATGTGACTAAAGTATTTTATGAAGCAACACCTGCAATTGCACGTTTCTTTGACCCATATTCAGTCGGTGCACAAGGTACATTGAATTTAATGTCTGAATTGGGTTTTGGACAATTTTCACCTGCAGCACAATTCTTAATGATGCCTTTATATGAAGATGTATTAAGAATGCAACAAATTGAATTTAATGACCACATTAGAAAATCGGCACATACATTTAATATAGTAGATAATAAGTTACAAATATTTCCATTACCAACTACTACATTAACAAAGATTTATTTTGAATATATAAGTAGAGATGAATTTGAGCATGATTCACAAACTATTCAAGCAGATTCACTTTCTGACTATTCCGATATTCCATACGACTTTATTCAGTATTCAAATATAAATGATGTTGGTAAACAATGGATTAGAAAATATACACTCGCATTATCTAAAGAATTATTAGGTGCAATCAGAGAAAAATATAGTTCAGTTCCAATTCCGGATGGTGAAGTTAGTTTAGATGGTGCAGCATTGCGTTCCGAAGCTCAAGTTGAAAAAGATATGCTTGTTACACAATTGAGAGAAAATTTGGAAGAGATGAGTAGAAAAAATGTGATGGAAAATAAAACACATGAATCTAATCACCATCAAGAAATGTTAAGAAAAGTTCCTTTAAAATTATATGTAGGATAATATGCCAAAATTTTTACAAGCTAGAGACATTGATTTATTTAAAAGTATAGCTAGAGAACTAGTAGATGATGTTGTACAAAATACAATTGTTTTATACAAAATTAATATGAATGAAACAAAAGTAAACATCTATGGTGAATCTTTAAATAAAACTTGGAACCCAGGAGTTCAGTTATATGCATTATAGATAAAGAACCAGAATCAACTCGTTATGAAGGATTTGGTTCAGACAGAGACCAAAATGTAACATTCAAATTAGATAGATGGATGTTAGAAGAAAAAGGAATATATCCAGAAATTGGAGATATTATTAATTGGAATGAAGGATATTTTGAAATTGATAATACTAACGAAGTACAATTAGTTGGTGGCCAAACTTACAATAATTTTAGTGTTGTATGTTCTACATTTATGGTAAGTAAATCTAATTTAAACATAGAAGAAAGAATAAAATAAAATGTCTACAAATCCACTAAGAGCCGATTTAAATAGAGCAAAACAAATTAAATCCCAAAAAGGAGATTTAAAACAAAGTATATCTCTCTTTGATATTGACTATGCAATTATGTCATATTTGGAAGATACGGTTTTACCTGAATTAGATGATAATGGTAAAGCATTAAAAATTCCTGTTATTTATGGTAATTCAGAAAGATGGGAAGGTGCAAGAAGACAAGGTGTTTATAGAGATACACATGGTAAGTTACAATTACCTTTAATGATGTTGAGAAGAACAAGTGTTGCAAAAAATGAGTCAATGCCAATGTTGAATCGACATGTATCATATTCAGGAATTACAAAATATTCAAAAGATAATAGATACGATAGATTTACATTATTAGGCAAAACAACACAACCTAAGTATGAAATTTATAATATAACAATGCCAGATTATGTAGAAATAAACTACGAATGTATGGGTTGGACTAATTATACAGAACATCTTAATATTGTAATTGAGTCATTGACATTTGCATCTGACGAATATTGGGGAGATAAACAAAAATTTAAATTTAGTACAACGATTTCCGACTATAATGTAGTTAATGAAGTTGGTGAAGGTACTGAAAGAATTAATAGAGTTGAATTTACTTTAAATGTTAAAGCATATTTACTTCCAGAAAAATTTGACGGAGAAAATACTATTAAAAAATCAATTTCTACAAAAAGAGTAGTCGTTGCAACTGAGACCGATGTAACCGGAAATGGTAGATTGGAAGGTTTATTAACAACACCATCACCATATTATGACAACAAAGATTTAATTGACTTTTTGTCTTTAAATAATAGTAAAGTCGTAGATGGTGGAATTAACACCGCAACATTTACAGGAATAAAATTAATAGAAGCACCTGCACAATTAGCCGGAGTAATTACTTCTGGATTAACTTACGATGGAAAATCTTATGATGTTAAATTATATATAAATGGTGTTAGGTATTACCAAACATCATCACATTTTACGGTAACATCGTATACGGACAATACATTAATATTAACATTGTCTCCTGGATTTCCAGTAGATAGTGGTGACGAAATTACTATTACAGGTAAATTTATTGAAATTGTATAATGAAAAGAAGCTTATT